CGGCGACATGGCGAAGATGGTGACGAAGGAGTGGTTGAACAACCGACCTGGCGCGCGTGTGAAGGTCGTGAAGGTGGAGGGGGAAGATGGATTGTACCGTCGAATCGACTGAGTCGTCTGCGGAGCGGGATCGGAGGGTGGATTTGATGTTGAGGGATATGGTGGTGGAAGAGGCTTTGTGGAGTTTGGAGCGGGGACGGGCACCCCGAAAATTCAGTCTGACTGAAATCTCGGATTTTGTGGGGGCCGGACCGGCGACTATTTTGAGGATAGAGGAATCGGCACTGAAAAAACTAAAGAAACGTATGGTATGATGGGAGGGAATCATGGAAGAGGAAAAGGTACAGGAATTTGATGCTAAAGAGCCTGACGTGGATGGCCTGAAGGCCGATCTCGAGAGATGTCGGATTAATCTGGGCTACTGGCAGGATATGGCCGAGACGGCTCGGGAGATCCGCCGAAACGAGTGGCCGGGGAAAGGTCGCAACGGCCAGAAGGAGGGTGAGGGGGCGTTCCCCTGGGAAGGGGCGAGCGACCTTTCGGCCAACCTGATTAACCCGCTGATCGACTCCGACGCGGCGCTTTTGGCGGGGAGCCTGAAGAAGGGCAACCTGGTGGCGGCTCCCACCGAGTCGGGCGACATTGGTTCGGCGAAGATGGTGACTGAGTTCATGCAGTGGCGAATGTCCACGATGGACGAGTTGCCCCGAGAGGCCGGGGTGGCGGCGAATTATTTACTGGAGACGGGCATCGCCTTTCTGGGCGTGTACTGGAAGCGTGAGGTTCGGAGGGTTTACGAGCCGCTGACTTTGGAGGAGATCGCCCAGCAGGCCCCCGAGGTGGCGGCGGCCATCGCGGACCCGGACATGACGGACGGCGTCATAGACATGGTGCGCGGGGCCTTCCCTAACCTGCGCAAGGCGCGCGTCCGCAAGATGGTGAACGAGCTTCGCAAGAAGGGGGTGACCGAAATCCCCGGCGAGAAGATAATCGCGAACCGTCCGGCGGTTAGGGCCTACGAGTTGGGCCGGGATCTCATCGTGGACTCGAACATTCTCGATCTCCAGTCCGCTCGGGCAATTTATTGCGCGCATTTTTACACGCCGGAAAGGCTGAAGGAATTGGTGGTGACGGAGGGCTGGGATTCCGACTTCGTGGGCGACGTCATCGCCACCACCGAGGGCGATTTCCCGATGCACACCGACGACAACTATTTGAGCTATCTGTCGGGTGGGTGGGGCCAGCCGGTTGACCAGTATACCGGTCTCGTCCGGTTGATCACTTGCTATCGCAAGGAGACGGATGAGGACGGTGTGCCGATTTGCACGACCACGATTTTCAGCGAGCGGGCCGAGGGATGGGCGAAGTACGACACGAACACGTACGGCGGAACTTATCCCTTCGTCGCCATAACTCGCGAACACCTGTCTCGCCGGCTATTCGACAGCCGGGGCTACCCCGAGCTTCTCCGCGATTACCAGTTGGCCGTAAAGACTGAGATGGACGCCCGAAGGGACCGGGCCTCGATGAGTACGGTGCCGCCGGTGGAATACCAGGTTGGCCGCCGCCCCGAAAGGATCGGACCGGGCGCGCAGGTTCCCGTACGCCGCAGGGGGGAAGTGGGTTTCATGGAGATCCCTCGATACTCACCCGCTTCAACGGAGGTGGAGATGCAACTGCGGGCGCTGGCTGACCGGATGACCGGGCGGGCGACTTCTCCGGAGGACGCCGTGGAGGCGAACGTCCTCAAGCAGAATCTGGTGAACAATTGGCTCCAGGGCTGGAAATCGGTCTTGCGTCAGATATGGGCCCTGGAGCGCGAATACGGCGGCCCTGAGATTTGGTTCCGGGTTATGAGCAACGAGGAGGGGGCGACCTTGATCACGGACGAGACTGCGTCCATTTACGACTTTGAATTGACCTGGGACACCTTGAACGCCGACCAGGAAAAGGTCGTCAAGAAGCTGGAGGTGATCGGGCAGGTCCTCTCGCAGTACGACCGGACGGGCCAAGCTCGCTACGACGAATATCTCCGCACCTTCATCGAGGCGGTTGACCCGAACTTGGCCAGCAAGCTGATTATGCCCCAGGAGGAGGCGACGGACAAGGAGGTCATGGAGACCTCGGAGGACATCGCGAAGATTTATTCGGGCCAAGTCGTGAACGTTCCCGAGGGGGCGAATGCCCAGCTTCGACTCCAGGTTATGCAGCAATACCTCCAGGGAACGGAGGAGATACCGGGAACCGACGTTCAGGAGCGGATGCAGTCGGACCAGCTTTTCTCCGAGCGCCTCTCCCAATACGCCAAGCAACTCGAGTTCCAGCAGCAGCAGCAGCGTAACGCCCTCGTCGGCCGGCTGGGGACTGCTCCCGGCAACGTGCCCGGAACTTCCGCAGCCGCCTGACCGATGCCTTTCAAGAAGCTGAAGTCGGGCAAGTTCAGGACTCCCTCGGGGAGACTTTGGAGCGCGAAGCAGGTTCGAGCTTATCACGCTCGAAAGAAGGGAAAGAAGAAGAGGTGAGAAAGGATCTCCAGACGGATTACTACTGGATCGTAGTCCTCGTCCTTTTTTTTTGGAGCGAGAGGCTTTGACTGATATTTTTCTTTTTGCACTTTCGATAATATGGCAGGAAACAAGATGACTCTACCCTTGGCCCTGGCGCGACTGCGGGGGCGGGATGACTGGGAAGTGGTGGTCGCCCACGTGGCGGCTGAACGGGACGGCGCTCTGACGGATTTCCAGAGCGGCGACCTGCTCGACAGTCCGCAGAAGCTGGCTCGTCTGGCTGGCGAGATAGGAGCCTTCGACCGACTGTGGAGGATTTTCACTGAAGGCCCTGACCCCACATGAACAGTTTGCTCGCGAGATTCGGGCCTGCTTGAACCGCTGGACCGAGGAATCGGACATCGAGACCCTGGATATGGCCGAGATCGCGGCCCAGGTCATAAACGGTTGGCTGGACGAACCCGTCGTGAGTTTCGAGGCTGATTCTGATTTTTTCGAGGAGGACGAGGAGGATGAGCCCGAGCTACCTGGATGACTCGAAGAAGCAGGGGAGTTATTACGAGTCACTTTTTCGTACCGCCTGTCTAAAGCGGGGATTGGCCGTGAGCGTCCCCGACGGGGATCACCTGGCGTACGACCTCGTCGTCGAGGGGAAAGGCGGCCTCCGTCGCGTTCAGGTCAAGGGGACCACGCACAAGGAACCGAAGGGAGGCGGCTACAAGTTGATCGTCGGCCACGGGCCGACCAAGACGGGATACGGCGCCGACAGTTTCGACTTCCTGGGAGCCTACGTCGATGCGCCCGACGTCCGGTGCTGGTACGTCATTCCGCCGGCGGCCTTTGGGGCGGTGCGTGGTCTGAAGTTTTATCCGCACGTGCCGGCCAGTCGGGGGAAATATGAGCGGTACCGGAACGCCTTTCACCTTTTGTAAAATTCCCTGAAAAATTCACGCGGCTGCGTGATATAATTAAATCGGCGGGGTCCATTTTGGACCTCCGCAGGCGAGACGGCGAACTCCGAAATAAAACGCAGCTATGACAGAAGAAGCAGTGGCCGAGGCTCCGGGCCAAACTACGGGAGCAGAGGAAGCCGACACCGGCATTATGACAGTCGAGGACCTGGCCGCCACGTTCGTGGATCGGGTCGAGTCCGAAGGCGAGAGTGATGCCGCCGAGCCCGAGGCCGAGGGAGAGACGCCCGAGGCAGATGCGGGGGAGGAGAGTGCAGACGACGTTGTTCTTTCACAGTCTGAATCCGAGGACGAGGAAGCGGAAGGGGAACCCGAGGGGAACCCCGAGGAGCCAAAGGGACTGTCGAAATTGCTGAAGCAGGTGGGGAAACTCACGGCGAGGGCGAAATCGGCGGAAGAGACGGTCGAGGCCATGAAGGCCGAGGTGACCGCCCTGAAGACTAACCCCGCAACCGAACCGGCGCAGGAACCCGCGCTTGAGGAGGTGGCCACCTTCGAGGACCTGGACAAGGTTCGGAAGGAGGCGGTCGCAGCCAAGAAGTGGGCCATGAGTCACATCGGAAAGGAGTTTGTCGAGGAGGGCGAACGGGAGTACAGCGGAGACGAGATCCGCGACGTTCTATCCGCCGCCGACGAATACCTGACCGAGAAGATTCCGGCTCGAGCGCAGTACCTGAAGGAAAAGGCGGCAAGTGATCATCGCTCGAGGGAGGTGTTCGATTTCTGGGAGCAACCCGAGAATGAGAACTATCAACTCTACCAGCAGGTCCTGGCCGACCCGCGCTACGCCGCTCTGGAGTCCCTGCCCAATCGGGACTTCGTCATGGGCCTAATCGTTGAGGGGTTTCGATCCGTAAACGCGAAGGTCGAGGCGAAGAATGGGAAGCCGAAGGCGAAGCGACAGGCGAAGGCGCCACCCTCCGCGATGGAGGACAGCGTGGCCCCGCCCATCGACACCAAGGAAGTCAGACAGAGAAAGAAACGCGAAGCCAAGCTTGGGAAGGGCGTAGTCTCACAGTCACAACTAGCAGCGTATCTATCGGAATAACATTTAATCAACCAGGAGGAAAATAGTCATGGCAATCGCCACAAGTTACGATACCACCAGCGTCCAGGGCGCTCGTGAAGATTTAAGCAACCAGCTAAAACGGGTCGCTCCGGAGCAGACTCCAATATTCTCGACGATTGGCTCGAGCAAGGCGCCCAGCGCGCTTCTTACCGAGTGGATGGTCGATAGCCTCGGGAATCCCGCATTCGACACGCCGCCGGTCGATGGCGCCGATTTGAGTTTCAGCGGCGACTTCTCGGATGAGATTTCAACCCGTGTCCGCATGGGGAATCGAATCCAGCAGATTCAGCGTCCTTTCGCCGTCTCCCGCATCGCGGAGAAGATCGA